TATAGAGAAATAAATACATTTTATAATGTTTTTGGAAATAAAATAAATAAAAATTTTAAAATAACTAGGTATACAATATTTTGTCGTTATTTATAATATAAATTGTATGATGTGATACAAAACGCTACTCTAAAAACTAAAAGACCTGGTGCTAGTAGATATGGTAATTCTGATAACCAGGAATGGTTTGCTGAAAACTTTGCGTTATATGAAATGAATCGTAAAGATTTAGTTGACCCTGATTTTATAGAACTGTTTGAAAAAGAGGTAGTAAATGCCAAGAAGTGATAATGATAAAATACTTAAAGTAATAAATAATATACTTAATAAAAATTCTTTAGAAGTTTCAGATTATAATAAATTCATTGAAACTAAAAAGAAATATAATTTAAACCTAAATGATATAATGGGTGATGAGATAGCATGGAAGATGGAAACCTTTGAAAGAAGACTATCTGAAATAGCTAAAAAAGAAAATGGTTATGATTCATGGTTCGATAGTGAGCAATGGGATTCATAACATTAATAGAATTTATATTTGTTTATAAGTATAAGTTCATAATATAACAAGGGCCGTGTCCCAAGGAGAACAAAATGAGTGAAGTAACACAAACATCAGGTAAATTAGAAAAAGATATGCTTGATGAAACTAAAGCTGAAAGAACTGAACAAGATGTTGATGTAAAATCATTAATAGATCAAGAAGTTTCTAAAGCTATTAAAAATATAAAAGGTAATTTAGATAGTGCTTATCAACAACGTGATGAAGCCTTAGCTCAAGTAGCCTTAGCTAAAGAAGAAAAACAAAAAGCTGAGATTGCCGCTTTAGAAAAAGCTGGTAAACACCAAGAGATAATGCAAATCAAGTTAAATGAGTTAACTGCTAAATTAGAATCTTATGAACAAAAGAACACAGAATTAAGTAGAGATAACGCCGTGCGAGCTCAACTTAGTGCTTTAAACTTCAAGTCTGACAAAGCCGCTAAAATGGCTTACACAGATATTGTAAGTAGTTTAAAGCGTGATGCTACAGGAAATTGGGTACATGAGAACGGAGCTAGTATAGAGGAGACTGTGAGCTCTTATGCTAAAGACGATAATAATGCATTCTTATTTTCTGTAAAAGCAAACGTAGGAACTGGAAGTAATCCAGCTAAACCTACAACAGGAAACAATCCTGTCAAATCTATAAAAGAAATGTCATCCCAGGAGATGATCGATGCTGTTGCAAAAGGTCAAATTAACCCTGGTGGTGAGTGGTCTGAATAGACTATCTTTTATAATAATAACTGCGACTAATGTTGCTACTAATAATAATAAAGGAAACAAACAATGGCTGTAACAAGTTCAAACTTTAATAACATTGCAAAAGCTATTTCTGCTTACGCTCAAGTTGAAAGAGCTGACGCGGCGTTATTAACTTCAACTGCTTTAGTTGGTTCTGATGCAAGAATCACTGATTCAGGTGAAAACTATACTGGTACGCTAAGATGGTTAGACTATGTAGACCCAGTAACATATAACAAACAAAACGAGACTGCTACTGACGAGAATTTAAACACTATGTCGGTATCAAACAAATCTGCTGTATACGTCAAAAACATTGATCATATCGCGGCTCAAGAATTATCAATTCAGAAATTAATTTCTAAAGTTGATGGTTTATCTTACTTAGGTTCACAATTCGCTGGAGTAAGAGCTAGAAGAGAAGATCTACAACTTAGATCTTTAATGAATGGTGTTGCTGATAAAATCTGGGGTGCTACTACTGTTGGTGCTTCTGACCCTGCGGCTGTAGTTAACTCGTTTGGTTACTACATGGGTTCTGACGCTAGTTCTAATCCAAATCCTCTATTTTCATTAGAGACTAACGCTAATAAAAGATCTGCGTTTTTCGATGCATTATTAGATGGTATTACTGCTCTTAAAGGTGAATTCGAAGAGCCTTTTTACTACCTAGTAATCGATACACCAACTTACAACACTCTAAGAAAACAAAACGTTCTTGATGTTGCTCCAGTTGTTGACGGTAACTTTAACTTCAACACTATTCTTGGTGGAAAAATCAGATTAGTTATTAACAACCAATCATTAACGGCTAACATGCCTGCTGGTTTAAAATGTTCATACATGGCTAAAGCTGGTGCGGTACACTACAGTGAAATCGCTCAGACTAATCCAACTGCTATTGACAGAAATGAATTAGCTGGAAATGGTGGCGGACTTGTAACTATTATCTCTAGATGGGGTAATATTATGCATCCTAAAGGTCTATCTTGGAGTGGTTCGGCAACTGCTTACCCTTCAAATGCAGATCTAGCGGCTGGTTCTAACTGGACAGTTCACGCTACTAATGTTAACCAAATGGGTATGTTCCCTATATTCCACGGTTAATTATTATAACTATTAGATACGGAGAAATATAATGGCTTTACAAATCGGAGTTAATTCCTTTGTTACTGCAACTGAGGCTGATAACTACTTTAACGATAGGTTAAATAGTGACAGTTGGTTCAGTGATGCTAATGAAGATAAATTAACACAAGCTTTAGTAACAGCCACAGGAATTCTTGATGACATGGATTGGGGTGGTACGGCTACGCCAACTGCCTCATATCCTTTATCTTGGCCTAGAGATATTACATATTATGATAATAAATCTGGTGACTATGTTGACCTAGAAGATGACAGATCTACTAGTTCATATGGTACAATTCCTGGAGATATCAAAAAGGCAACTTATGAACTTGCTCTGCATTTATTAAATAATTTATCTACTGTAGAAGGTAATGCTACTGGTTCC